TGTTCTTTTTCCATAGTTTATCTCCTTCTCCCCGCTCCGGCGGGGATTTTCATTTGCAGCTTACGTCACTCCACGCCCAGACGGTAACTAAACAAGCTGCCAAGTCCAAACAACTTTCCCAATAATGATGTTGTCGTATCCCTCATTAGGAACTTTCTGTGGTTTCCATCTGGGATTGTCTGAATGGAGGATAATATTGCCATCCTCATCTTGCATAACTCTTTTAACAACCAAACCAAATGGAGGGCGCTGTACAAGGTAAATGCCGCCGTCCTCTAGTTCGTCGTCAAGAGGGATAACGCCTACATAAGCCCCTTTTAAAATTGTAGGTTCCATACTGTCGCCAGTAACTTTTACGGCACGGACATCGGGAAGATTATATTGAGGGAGAACAGGGATCATATTTTCTGGAGCGGTAGAAAAAAATTCAGCGGGTAGTCCGGCGCCTGCTTCTTCAAAGACAGGTATCTCATGCAAGTTGTCCCCTGTTACGTTTTCAGTAGGAGAGTGACAGGCCATACGACGCATTACAGGATACCTTTCTTCATCCGGGAAAATCACCAATGCCCCCATAGCTGACAATATTTTTGATACCTTATCGAGCCCAAGTTGCTGAGCTTTGACCCCTAAAGCACGCGACAAGTTCGCCTGACTGACGCCACATTTTTGAGCAAATGCAGCTATCTGGCGCTGATCTGAAATTTCCCTCAACCGAGCCATGAGTTTTTCTTCTAGTTCCATACGTTCCTGCATACGATATTGAGGATAAAAAGTCATCTTTCGTAAGTGTAATTTTGCTTGCATATAGATACATATATGTATAAAATTACGCCATGAACACCGAACTTTTCAGAACTCACTTGCGCGAAAGAATGCAGATTGCCCGGGCAACCCAGATAGAAGTCGAAGAGAAGACTGGAGTTTCTCAGGCGTCGATTTCGCGTTTTTTGTCAGGGGCGAGGATTAATTCTGATAACTTGTTCAAGTTATGGGGGTTCGTTTACGAGGGGCAGTTTCCATCCGCCCCCAGCACTCCCACCGAACCCGAAGAGGCACGCCATGTTGAATAACTTTTTCCTCGCCGTTGCCGTGGGACTCGTCATGCTTGTCGTCTTCATGCCCAGAGACTAGCCCCGCAGCGCACCGCCGGGCCACGGCTTCCGGCGTCGGGTACTCCGCGACGCGGTACGCCCGCCAGCGTATCCGGGGATCCCCATGGATCAGGATGCGGACGCGCCACACGGGGCCGCGAAGGGTGAGGAGTAGATGAACAAGTTCCATGCCCCCCAGAATAGGGCGGCACACAAACAGGATGAACGGTGAAAGTATGACAATCCCCACACTTGAACACGTTATCGAAGCCGTACAGACGGCGGTGAAGAAGTATCCCGGCGGCGTCCGGGCAATGGCGGCGGAAATGGATATGGCTCCGTCGAGTCTCGGCAATGTCCTCAATCCCTACGCCGACCGCACGTCCGTCAAGCTCGGGTTGGAACAGGCTGCGTTCATCATGCATCAGACGGGCGACGTGTCCGCCCTCCAGCTTCTTGCGGCGGATCTCGGATTTTCGCTTCTTCCGATGTGTGCGGAACCTGACAAGGGCGTGGAAGGCGAGCAGCTCGATGATGTGGAGTGTCTTGCAGGCTTGCAAAAGGCCATACGCAGGAAGGAGCCGAAGAAGGTGCGGGCAAAGCTGTTGGGGGCCCTGATCATCGACCTGATGGAAACGGAGACGGCTGTGCAGCATGAAGGGAGGAAGGGAGAATGCCGATCCTGATTTGCCAACAGTGCGACCGGATGTTTGAGGTGGCTCCCAGCCGTGAGCATTCGGCAAGGTACTGCTCGAAGGAGTGCCAGCTTGCCGCCACCCAGAAAAAAGAGGCCAAGTGCGAATGCTGCGGAAAGGAGTTCAATCCCCTCAACCGCAATAACCCGCGCTTTTGCTCCCGCATCTGCGCTAGCGCGGCGCAAAGCGGCTTGAGCCGGGAAGCGTATCTCGCAAAAAAAAGCGCGGACAAGGCAGACCCCCGCGAGGGCAAGCACCTGTGCGCTGGGGTTGCCGGCAAGAGCTGCGGGCGGTGGATCACCGACTACAGGTGCCCGGCCTGCTGGGAAAAGCTGCGTAAAGGTTCCGACACTGATGGGCTTCCGTCATACGAATTCCACGGAAGAAGATCCGGGGGGATGGAATGGGACTGGTAGGAAGGGGCCCCTGCCTTCACGGGCGGTTTCACCGCGACGGGCGGCGCGTCCTGTGCTTTGCTGACTGGTCGAAAGAGTACAGGGTGCCGCCGTGGTTCACGAGAAACGGCTACGTCAAAGACGTGAACTTCTGCCGCCTGTACTGCGAGAAGAGGCCGGATATGGTGAAGTAGAGCTTGAGGCAAAAGAAAAGGCCCGATGCGGGAACACCGGGCCAAATCAAAACAACTAAACTGACGGAGTAATTATGATGGAATCGCAGAGTAAAGTCAATCCGATAATTATTGAATCGCTCAAGAAGGTCGAACGCCTATTCCGAATCAAGGCGCGTATTGTCGATGCTATCAATGCAAAGATTCAAGTCGAGCGCGATAAGATAGCGAGCCTCGAAAAGGTGGAGAAGGCATGAACAATGACATCCGCCTTTCCGTGGAGTTTTTCGATCACCCGAAGACGGTCAAGCTCCAGAGACGTCTTGGTGTTGGTGCTGTTATCTGCCTGCAACGGCTTTGGATTTGGACGGCTCAAAATCGTTCAAACGGCGTGTTGAGCGGAATAGACTGCGAGGATGTGGAAATTGCCGCGAAGTGGGATGGGGAACCCGGAGAATTTTGCCAGACGCTCGTGGATCTGCGGTTTATAGACGAAACTGATGGAGTTTATGCGTTGCATGATTGGTGCGAGCATCAAGAATATGCCAGCAAAGAAGAAGAACGAAAGGATCGTGCGCGCAGGGCTGCCGATGCTCGTTGGGGCAATAAGAATGCCTCCGGTATGCCAAAAAATGAAACTAGCAATGCTAATGATTCAAGTGAGCTATGCTTACACTATGCTAATAGCATACTGGACGCATCGTTAAGCAATGCCCCAAACCAAACCAAACCAAGCCTAGAAGAAGATACTACCCCTGACGGGGTAGTTGTCGACGCCGAAGACGCCGACGCCTCCCAGCCCGGCGAAAAGCGGCAGGCCCATGCCTCGCCAGCCTGCCCCTATGACGCCATTGTCGGCCTGTATCACGAGGCTTTCCCGGAGCATCCCCGAGTTGCAATCGTGAACGCAAAGCGCAAGGGGGCAATGAAGGCCAGATGGACAGAGGCCGGAGAGAGGCTGCGAATGCTGAACAGGGACACCTCCGCCGCCGAAAGGCTGGATTACTTTCGGCGGCTGTTTGCAAGGGCTTCCCGGTCTGATTTTCTCACTGGCAAAAAGGCTTTTCGAGATGGGACAGTGTACCGGGTGGATTTCGACAAGCTCATGTCCCCAAGCGGGTTTATGGGCGTGATTGAAGGCAAGTACGACAATCGGGAGGTGGCTTGAAATGGCAGTTCAGACGCTTGAACGCGGCATCATGGCCCGCAGGCAGAATGCTCCCGCGCCAAAGCCCGTCATGGCCTCGGAAGCCCGTGCACAGCTTGAGTCCAGCGTCATTGCCGCGACTCTCTCGGGCATGAACCGGGATGCCCATTTGCTTGGGGATGTACTCGATATTTGCCCCGCAGGTTGTTTTGTGACGCCGGAAGCTGCGCCGCTTGCCGTGGCTCTCGATTTGCTCCGTCAGTCCGGTCAACGTCCCAATCTCACCGCGTTGGCAACGCAGATGCAATCGCGTTGGGCGAAAGATCCTGAACTTTGGCCCGCCCCGGATATGGCGCGCATGGCTGAACTTTCTACGTCCGCGTGGGGTCTGAAAGGCCATGCCGAGAGTTTGGCCCGAAAGCTTGCCGATGAACATCGCCGGGCGGAACTCCATGCCGGATTGCTCGAAATTGCTGCGGAAGCATCGGTTTACGGCGTGGACTCCGAATACATCGCTGACCGTGCCCGAAAGCTTGTTGAAGCTTCGGGAGGGATTCAGGAAGCCGTAACTATGTCGAACCTCATGGGCCGCATTCGGGCAAAGCTAGATAATCCGCAATCGCTGCGCAGGGTTCAGACTCCGTGGAAAAGCTTGAACAGCGTTTTGCGTGGGGGATTCATGCCGGGGGAATTGATCGTCGTTGCCGCTCGTCCCGGCCTTGGAAAGACGGCTTTAGCCGCAAATGTGGCGTTGGGTGCCGCATGGCGCGGAATGGGTGTGCTCTTTGTCTCATGCGAGATGAGCGACGAAAGCCTTGGGCATCGTCTCATCTCCCGCGTAGGGCGTATCGACGGACGGTTTTTCCGTGAAGGGATGGGCGTCACGCCGCAGATCCGTGGAGCCATTGACGCCGCCATAGGGCAGCTTGAAGCCCTTCCCTTGTCCATCGTTGAAAAGTCCACGGTTCCGATGTGCCCTCGTGAAGTCCGCAGGCTGGCACGAGGCATCAAGGATTTAGGGCTCATCGTAGTGGACTATCTCCAGCTTTTGCATCCCGACGAGAAGAGCACCAGCAGGGAGCGTGAAATTGCAGAAATGTCCAGAGCCTTCAAACAAATGGCTATGGATCTGCAAGTCCCTGTGCTCCTGCTTTCCCAGCTCAATCGTTCAAGCGAAGAGGGCAAGCGAGAGCCCCGGGTTTCCGATCTCAGAGAGTCTGGAGCGATTGAGCAGGACGCGGACATCATCATTTTGCTGCACACTCGTGACTTGGATCGTGCGAATGCCAGACCAGACGTGAAATGCATAGTCGGGAAATCCCGCAGCACGGGAACAGGTGCATCGTTCTTGCGTTTCGAAAAAGCTTTTTCTGAGTTTACCGAGGGTGAAGCATGGGCCGGACGTCCTGCGGTACAGGAAAACGATTTGTGATGTGCCCACGGTACTGTGAAATCTTCGGCCCCGGCGCGTGTGCAGGGGTATTTGACAAAAAGGAGTGTGTGATGAGCACAGTGAAAAAATCGGTAATGGAAAATGTACGCCTCGAACTCCCTATCCCTCCGCTTGTCAATCACTACTGGCGGCACATTACCATCAACGGAACCCCCAGAACGCTCATATCCGCCCGTGGACGCGATTTTAGAAAAAACGTGGTGCAGATTGTGGGTGATGAAAAGAAGGCTCTAAAAATTGATTCTCGCGTCAAAGTTAATGTGGTTGTTTGCCCGCCAGATCGCCGTAAGAGAGATATTGACGGGTATCTGAAAGCCCTTCTTGATTCCCTTACCCACGCCGGGGTGTGGCTGGACGATGAGCAAGTCGATTCGATTTACATCACACGCGGAGAAGTGGTGAAGGGTGGAAAGGCTGTTGTCGAGATCCTGCCGATGGAGGTGTGAGCATGGCTGAGAATGAACGGAAATTGCTGTGCGGGTGGAAGTCCATCACAGCCTACACCCGAGTGAGTCGCCTGCTCATGATCCGCTACGCCTACCCCGTCCACGACTGCGACAGGGCAACTCATGACGGGTACGGCGTCTGTGCCTATACCGACGAGCTTGACGCCCACAAGGAGGCTATGAGCGTGCAGCATCGACGTCACGAACAGGATGAAAGGGTTCTTGCGGCGCTTATGCGGCGGCTGTCGGAAGCACGCGGGAAGCACCCTGTTTTCGCGGAGGGCAAATACCACGCGCTTGGCGTCATCGGCGCGGAGTACCACGAGCTGGAGAAGGCCGTGGAGTATGAGTCCGCCGAACGTATGGCTGACGAGGCCCTTGACGTGGCGGTGACCGCACTCCGGTTATGGTGCGGGGAGCACGAGGTTGGGCAATGAAGAAGATTAATAGCGATCCCAGAGACTGCCCAGTATGCGGAAAACGTGGATACCGCTCTTCGCGCACCAAGCGTCCAGATGCTTTTGGAGTCAGGTTCACATACAGATGCCAGTGCGGTTACCTCTGGGATGTGCGCTTGGTGGCCATTGATTGTCGTAAAGCTGGCATCCCTCCAAATGAAGGCGCAATTCAATGTGGTTAAAAAGAAGTCTGTACACTGTGTACAGATTGCCCATTGTCTACGCTCTCCTCCATGTTACGCTCCCGGCAAAAGTCAGGAGCGTTTTTTTATGGCTGTTCTTCCTCTTCGTTATTTCTCACCCGATGAGTTCCGATGCAAGGACGGATGCGGGGATGGAATAGAGCATATGGACCCCGAAGTTCTCCGTATGCTCGACGAGGCCCGCAAGCTGGCGGGTATCCCGTTCTCCCTTTCCTCTGCTTACCGCTGCCCGAAGCACAACAAGGCGGTCGGCGGCGTTGCCGATTCAGCCCATACGCGGGGCTATGCCGTAGATATCCGCTGTACGGATTCTCACTCCCGTTTCGTCATGCTGCAGGCCCTTCTTGAAGCCGGGTTCAGGCGCATTGAGCTGGCTCCGACATGGATTCATGTAGACAACGATCCCGACAAGCCCCGCGACGTGGCCTTTTACCAGCATGGAGGCAAGTACTGATGGATCTTTCCATTCTCGTGGATTTTCTGAATTCACAGACGGGCACGTGGGCGCTTGTTATCGCTGCGCTCGGAGGCCTTTGCGCTTTGGCTGCTGCATTCATGCCCGTACCCGGTGAGCAGTCCGGAAAAGTCTACAAGGTCGTCTACGCCATTGTGAACTGGATCGGCTGCAACTTCGGCAAGGCGACGAACGCCGACGACGCCGCGAAGAAAAAGGCGTGAGCGTGTCTAGTGTTGTTGAAGTCCTCGCCCTCGCTCTCTCACTCGGCTACCGCTGGCTTGAAAAGCTGGATGCGGATCGGGCTCAGGTTTTCCGTACTTCTTTGCGTGATGACCCTCTGCGCGTGCTCATGCAGCAGACCGGGGGGAAGCCTTCCGATACCGTCTACGCCTACTCTGACAAGTCAAAGGATCGTGATTCTGGACGGAGTGAGGGGGTGGTGGATCGATGAGAGGGATGCGGCAACGCTGGCGCAGTGGATCGAAAACGTACAGCAGGTAGGTAGGTGATGGGGCTTTCTCCTGAAGATTCTCATCATGTGGTCGACTCGGTTGCTCTCTCGTGGCCCTATGTCGGTTTGGCTATTCTTGGAGGCCTCGCCCGAGCCTGCCGTTTCGGTGTGCATTCGGTAAAGCAGTTCATCGGCGGCTTGCTGTGCTCTGGCGTTTCCGGATTGCTCTGTATCCTCGCTTTATACGATCAAGATGTCCCTCCTCTTTTTGCGGGGGCTATCGTTGGGATGGTTGGATATTCCGGCGGTTCCGTGCTTGATGCGGTCATGGGCATACTCCTGCGCAGGATTCGGAGCGGGAGGGTTTGAGAGAGAAGAAAGTCACGCGGCGACGTTCCCCCCGGTCGCCTATCGCCCGCTGCAGCGGGGTACAGGATAAACGGTCACCTCGGAAAAGGGCTGTGCATAATCGACGCCGGAGCACAGCCGCCCCTCGCGGGGAAGCGGGCGGAGTAGCAAGGTAGGGCCGATATATCGCGTGACGTACTGCAAGTATTCCCTTCGGGGGGTCTATTTTGGGAGTTGTGAGCATGGCGAGAGAGGACAAGCTGAAGCCTGTACGAACCAAGCAGGAAGCAAGTGAACGGGGTCGCAAGGGTGGTATCGCGTCAGGCATCGCCCGGCGTGAGAAGAAAACTTTTCGGGCCGCGCTTGAACTCCTGCTTGATCGCAGACTTGAGGGGTCTTCTTTGACCGGGCGCGAGGCAGTTGCCGTTGCTCTTTTCGAGAAAGCTATGTCCGGTGATGTAAAGGCTTTTCAGGAGCTTAGGGATACAGTCGGCGAGAAGCCTGTGGATAAGCAGGAGCTTTCCGGGCCTGACGGTTCTGCGGTTTCTTCTGAAATCGTCGTTAGCTTTGTGGAGCCGAAATGATTGAAGCACCTTTGCCTGTAGCTTTTTCCGAACTCTTCAAGCCACATCGCTATAAAGTCTTTTATGGCGGACGGGGTGGGGCGAAGAGCAGGAGCTTTGCGCGGGCATTGCTGCTTATCGGTACTCAGAGGGCGATACGGTGCTTGTGCGCTCGCGAGGTGCAGAACTCTATACGTGATTCCGTAAAGCGACTTCTTGATGATGAGATCGGACGGCTTGGGCTTTCCGGCTTCTATCGCTCGACGGACAACGAAATTCGGGGAGTGAACGGCTCTCTTTTCATCTTCTCTGGTTTGCGTATGTCTCCTGAACGCTTGAAATCTTTTGAAGGAATTACGCACTGCTGGATCGAAGAAGCTGAGACGGTGAGCGAGCGTAGCCTTGATCTGCTCATCCCGACGATGCGTACGGCGGGATCGGAAATTTGGATGAGCTTCAATCCTGATCGCGTAAATTCCGTTGTCTGGCAACGCTTCGTCGTGAAGACACCGCCGCCTGATAGCTTTGTCAGGAAAGTAGGGTGGCGCGACAACCCTTGGTTCCCCGATGTGCTGCGGGCAGAGATGGAGCACTGCAAGGCGACAGATCCGGACAAGTACGATCACGTGTGGGAAGGGAACCCAGTGCTTGTCGCTGCAGGATCGTACTACGGGCGGCTGCTTCAGAAAGCCGATGAAGATGGGCGGATCGGAAAGATTCCCGTTGAGCCGAACCTTTTGATCAACACGGCGTGGGACTTGGGCGTGGCGGACTCCACCGCGATCTGGTTCTTCCAGTTCCTCCCGGTCGGCAACTTCGGAGAATGGCGCTTTGTCGACTACTACGAGGCCAGCGGAGAAGGGTTGGCGCACTATGCGGAAGTGCTGGCGAAGAAAGGCTATCGCTACGGAGCACACATCGGGCCGCATGACCTTGCTGTGCGTGAGCTTGGGACGGGCAAGAGTCGCATAGAAACCGCGAGAGGGATGGGTATCAACTTTACCACGGCCCCACAGCTTCCCGTAGCTGACGGAATTGAAGGCGCACGGCAGGTTATCGGGGCCGCATGGTTCGACCGCGACAAATGCGGGCAGGGCCTCCAAAGCCTTTGGGCATATCAGCGTGAGTTCGACGAGGTGCGCGGGTGCTTCAAAGAGCATCCGCTGCACGACTGGACAAGCCACGGCGCGGACGCTTTCAGGTACGCGGCTGTTGGATACAGAAAGCCGGATACCGGATTCAAGCCGCTGTCCAGAAAAAATTTGAGGGTGTGCTGATGGAAAAAAACTCTAAAGGTCTGAAAGAGCGCCTTCGAGTGATTGTCGCGCGTGAGTCGAAGCACTGTATCGGTACTGATGGCGGGGAACTATCACGCGCACGGACTGATCTGAAAGAAGCCTATCTTGGGTATGGCTACGGAGTAGACAAGGAACGTGCCGGGCGTGGTCTTTCTACGTATGTCGACCGCACGATGATGGAAACCATCGAATGGGCGAAGCCGGGCCTTTTTCGAGTCTTCGGCAACAAAGAAATCGTACGGTTCGACCCTAGGTCGCCGGAAGAGGAACAGGCAGCGGAAGATGCCACCGTCTACGTCAATCAGGTTATCTTTGGGCGGCGGATGTTCCAGATCATCCACAACGTTCTTGCGGATGGCCTCTATCAGCGGGTCGGCTGGTGCATCGCCCACGCGCCGAAGAAAGAAGAACAGCAGGTTGATCAGTATACGGGGCTGACTGAGCAGGAGGCCGTAGCGCTCATTTCCGAGTCCGGCATTTCAAGCCCGGAAGAGGTCGAGAGTGTCAGCTATCCCGATCCTCAGTTCGGAACCCTTTTTGATCTGACACTTAGGACGACGCGGGAAGAGCGGGAGATACGGATTGATCCGATTCCTTCGGAACGGGTCATCATTTCAGAAGATGCCACCGATGTTGAGTCTGCCCGGTTCGTCGCGCACTGGGAAATAAAGACGGCCTCAGATCTGAGAAAAGAGGGGTATTCACAGGCTATCATTGACGAACTGCCCACGGAGTCCGGTGATGATGAAATGCCGGAAACGCGGGTGACTCGGGAAGTCAACGCGAGCAGCACTGATACCCCGGAAGGTACGGGTGCGCTCAAGCGCTTCAAGATATGGGAGGCGTGGACTGAATGCGATCTGAACGGCGACGGAATCGCCGAAAAAGTCAAGGTTACGTACTGCGGGGATGACAACAACATCGTCGTGCTGGATTTCGAAGAGTGGCCGCTGTACCGCGCTCCGCTCTTCAATGCCTGTTCCCTGCCTTTGCCTCATGCCGTTGTTGGGCTGTGCCTTGGCGATCTGGTCATGGATCTTCAGTCGCTCAAGACTGAGATGACGCGGCAGTATCTTGATGGCCTCGCTTTCTCGAATCAAGCTGAAATAGTCGTAAGGACAGGGGCAGCAGGTGGGGAGATCGACATGGAATCCCTCTTGTCTCGCGGGCCAGGGAACGTCATCCGCGCAAAAGGTGATGCTGAGATCACCCCGCTTCCTGTCGTCACGTCTTCAGGGGAAGCACTGCAAGGCATTGAGCTTGCCGACGGCATGACTGAACGCAGGACGGGGATCAGTTCCCGTACGCAGTCAATCCAAGCTGATACGCTCCAAAACACAGCTACCGGGGCCTCGATCATGGATGAGGCCGTGAACCAGCGGCTTGAGCTTATCGCCCGCGTCTTTGCCGAGATGTTCTTTAAGCCTTTGGGACGGTACGTCCTGCACCTCGTCCACAAGTACCACAATAAGCCAGTGCAGATACGGCTTAAAGGCCGCTTCATGGACTTTGATCCGCGCCGATGGGACCCCGATATGGATATCTCAGTAGCCGTTGGCCTTGGGACAGGGAACCGCCAGCGGCTCGTGGCGACGTACCAAGGCATTCTTGGCATACAACAGCAGATGATCACACAGCTTGGCAAGAATAGCCCGGTACGGCTCACAAACCTGATCTACACCTGCCACAAGATGGCTGAGGCTGCTGGTCTTGAGGCTCCTGAGCGTTTCTTCGGGACAGAGGAACAGGCTGCACAAGCGGAACAGGCGATCATGAACGATCCGGAACAGCCTTCACCTGAAGTGCAGAAGCTCCAGCTTGAGCAACAGAAGGCGCAGGCGAAACAACAACTCGATGCCCAAAAAGCTCAAACGGAAGCCCAGCGGAAGGCCTATGAAACTCAGGCAAAAACCGCTCTGGAACGACAGAAAGTGGAAGGACAGCTTGCGTTGAAGGCGATGGAGCTTCAAGGCGAAAAAGAACTTGATGCCACGCGGCTTATGATGGGCGAACGCGGTCCTGAACTGACAAACCTGCGGGGGGTGTGATGGACGAACAGGAACAGCGGGCGCACGAGGCGAAACGCATACTCGAATCTTCTCTTTTCTCCGAACTGTTTGAAACTATTGATGAGAGGATCGTCAAAAGCTGGCGGGCGGCGGCTGATGAAGCGGAGCGCACAAGGCTATGGCTGAAACAACAGTGTCTTGCTGAAGTGCGGCGGGAATTATTTTCGGAAATGGAAGCGCAGGCACTGAAAGAACAAAGCGACGGCCTTTTCCGGCGTACGCTTAAAGCTCTGAGAGGCATATGATGGAAGAACATGTGAACGGTGGCGGAATGGAACTTCAAGAGCCAGAATCCTCATCTCTTGAAAGCGTCGACGAGATCGCCGCGCTTCTTGATGGGGATGACGCGGAAGAACAGCAGGAAGAGGGGGAAGGCACGGAAGAACAGCCTTCTGAAGAGGACGGCACACGCTCGGAGGAAGAACCTGAAGAGCCCGAAGAGCAACCCGAACCGGAAGCGGAGGATGTCCCGGAAGGATGGGACGGAGAAGTCTTTAAGGCGCTTCCTCTGGATGCCCGTAAATTCGTAACGGAGCGCGAACATGCGTATGCTGAGGCTATTTCCTCCCGGACGGCTGAACGCGATCGGGCTGTACAGGAAAAGACACTGTATGAGCAGTCCGTATCCTCGGAACTCCAGACGGCTCTGCGTATTGTACACGATGTCGTAAACGGCGAGTTCGCCGGAGTAGACTGGTTGAAGCTCCAGCGCGAAGACCCGCAGACGTTCCTTGCTCTGGATGCTGAACGTAAAATGCGCATGGAAGGCATCCAACAACTGCACCAGAACGTGATCAAGGCACAGCAACATGCACAGGAACAGGCGGCGCAGCGGAGTGCTGCGGAGCTCAGGACCGAGTTCGAGAAAACCATTCCCGAAGTCAAAGCCATATACGGGGATGGTTTCGAGCCCAAAAAGTACCTGTCTGAAGTCACGGACTATATGAGGGCTCAGGGCGTACCTGAAGGTGTCTTTGGACAGATCACCAAGGGCTACGAACTCAAGGCGATCACCAAGGCCATGCTCTATGACAAGATGCAGGAAGCGAGGAAGGCGGCGGCAAAGAAGCTTGCCGAATCCCCGAAGGTTCAGCCTCCCAAGGGGCGCCCAGCAGGTGATAACGGAAGCGCGGATCGCGTGCGTACGGCGCGCGCTCTGCTCCACAAAAACCCCAACAGCACCGACGCAATCGTCGCTATGCTTGAAGCCGAAGCCTAAAGGAGGGCACCATGGCAAAAGTAAGCGGTCAGCTCAAGGACGCGAGCATCAACGGTAAGCCTCGCGACTTGATGAACATGATCTTCGACATCTCCCCTACGGACACCCCTTTTCTCACAGCGTGCGGCAAATCCAGCGCATCCCAAACGCTTCACGAATGGCAGACGGACATCTTGAACGCCCCGGCAAAAAATGCACAGCTGGAAGGTGACGACGCCAAAAATTTCGAGGCAAGCAATACTACTGAGCTGACGAACAAAACGCAGATCCTCAGCAAGAATATCAGCGTCTCGGGCACGGCGCAGGCCGTAAAACAGGCAGGCGTGAGCAAGCAGTACAACTATCAGCTTGCCCAACGCATGAAGGAAATCAAAAAAGACCTCGAACTCGCTCTGTTGAGCAACCAGATCGAGGGAAACGACAACGGCACGAGCCAAGGTCGTACGATGCGCGGGCTGCCTTGCTGGATGACTGAAACCTCGAATATCAATATGGGCGCTTCCGGTGCTGCTGCTACATCCAGCGCCGTCGCGACTGCTGGAACGGCGCGGGCCTTCACTGAAGAGCTGTTGAAGACCGTATTGACAGGTATCTACATCTCTGGTGGGAATCCTGATCGAATCATGGTTGCCCCTGATCTTCGCGTGAAAATGTCCGAAATTCTGAACGGCGGCGCCACGCGGATGGAAAACGTGGAGAAGAAAAAAGCTACTGCGGTTATCGACGTCTACGTTTCCGATTTCGACACGCTCAAGATCATTCCGAACCGCGTACAGGCATATGAAGCGTATTCCAAAAAAGCGGCGTTTATTCTTGACCCGGAATACTGGAAAGTGGCGTATCTGCGCGGTTTCAGCACCAAAGAACTGGCGGTTACTGGCGACAGCAAGAAGGGACAGATCATTGTTGAATGTACCCTTGAAGCGCGCAATCCTGCCTCTTCAGGTATGATCGCTGACCTTTCGGCCACGGCATGATGAGCGGCGGGGGAAACCCCGCTCAGGGGTAACTATGGCAAGACAGAAGCATATCACGATCCGCATCACAACCGACCGTCAGCCTTGGTTTGACGGTTTCCCCCGTAACCGAGGGGAAGAACTCAAGATGCCGGAGAAAGAGGCCATGCCTTTCATAGAAAAAGGCTTTGCCGAAATTGTACGGGGTTCCGATGATGGCAGTGAATCTGACTGAACGGGTGGGGAATGGAGACGTCCTCGAATGGCGCGATGATGGTGTGATCGATCGTTTCCATAATGGAGACATCATTACGCGGGAACAAGATGTCACCGACATTCTGGATCTGAACGCAGCGGAGAGGAATGGCGACAGGCTCCACGGGTTCCGCATCGCCCCGACATTCCGCAAGGTCGCCAGCATTCCCGTTGCCGCTGTGGACATTGCGGCGGCACAGGGTCTTGATCTGCTCGGTGATCCAGAGGCCATGCGGCACTTTCTGAACGACCCCGCGAATCGGGCGTTTCGCACAACGCTAGAGAGGGTGTGATGGATCTGCGTTCCTATGATGGGCTGAAAGAAGCCGTGAGAGAGTATCTCGGGCGCGGAGATCTGGACGACAAGATCCCGCTGTTCATCCAGCTTGCTGAACTCAGGCTGAATCGTGAGGTTCGAATGCGCGTCATGGAACGCAGAGCCACAACTGAAGTGCAGGCCGGGCAAACGGCTGTCCCCCTCCCGTGGAAGCGGAAAGCCGGGGATTGGGATGTATTTATGGAGATGCGGGATCTCGTATGGCTGGCAAATCCTCCCGTCAATCTCACGTACATGCCGCCTGATCTGTACGCGGTTAAATCTGCGGTGCGAGGGCTTCCCCGGCAATATACGATCATCGGGCGCGACTTGTTCCTTGTCCCGGCCGTCGATGCCGGCGGTAAGCTTATCTTGACATACTACGCGGAGATCCCGCCACTCTCTGCCGAACAGCCTGATAATGAAGTGCTGATCACCTGCCCCGATTTGTACCTATACGCTGCCCTTGTCGAATCGGGGCCGTATACGCGGGGATCAGCCCCGGTTGAGCTTTGGACCCAATACTATTCAGCGGCGAAACAGAAGGTTGAGGAACAGGAACAGCGGGCGCGCTTCACTTCGAACATCGCCATGACCCCCATCCGGAGGATATGATGAGCCTGACGGACTACGGCGAAAACTGGATGCTGAACGCCTTCAAGGCGGGAGGAACATACTATTTGGGGCTATTTACATCCACTCCGGGAGAAGCCGGGGGAGGAACAGAGGTTTCCGGCGGGGCCTATGCCCGGCAAGTCATAACGTTTGGTGAGCCTTCGGATGGAAGCATCAAAAGCGCTGCGGCTATCGAATTTCCCGTTGCCACGGCGTTGTGGGGAACCATCTCCGCATGGGCGCTCTTCACCGCCGCAAGCGGGGGAAACATGATCTGGTACGGGGATATCACGAATCCAAAAGAAATTTCTCCGAGTGACATTGTACGCTTTGAAGCCGGAAGCCTTGCCCTCAACATAGATTGAGTTCGATATGCCGTCATCGTTCCATGCCATTTTCCCCCCTCCCCAGACGCTCGAATCAACGGGCGAATGGGGGGATCTCGATTCCTTGCTGTGGTCGCTTGACGATCCCCGATGGTTGACAATCGGCGTGTATGGAATCCGGGGAGGGGAAACGGCCCGTACGATACAGGGCGCGACGTTTTCCAAGCGCATACGCCTTTTTTCCGGTGCAGCAAGGGCGGCGACAAACGGATTGGGTTTTATTTCCGCCACTGTTTTTCCCAGAGGAGAAACAAGGGCAGTATCTTCAGGACATGCCTTACTCGTTCGCGGGATCAGTATTTACGGGAAGGACTCCGCAGCGTCTGAGGAGGAAGCAATGTCTTGCCGCGTCCGCCCTGTTTCCGGTTCAGCCTATGCTCAGGCTACGGAGACGGAAGGACCGCGCCGTGTGCGCCTTCTCGTAGCTACCCCCTATGCTGTTTCGGGTGAAAGCGGCTTGCAACTCCTACGGATAAGATGTGCTTGCGGAGAGAGCTCCGCACACACTTTGGAAGTCGCAATGCCGTCAATAAAGGGGCACAACTGGAATGATGAGGTGCAGGGAATGCGGGATTGGGAACGGCTTCCGGATACGGTGCAGACATGGGAGACGCAAGGCAGGGGCGCAGCCATTTGGAACGTTGTTGATGACGGCGCTGCGGACTGGGCCCCCATTTCAGAAGCGCACAAGACAAACTGGCGGGGAATCGTGCAATGGCCGTAAACATGAAAACTATCGAGTTCTCCGCATGGGAACCGGATCAGCCCGTCTATTGCGGGATACAATCCAGTGAGGCTCTGAACGTCATTCCTGGGAAACGCGGCTACCGCTGTATGCCGGGGTTAGCGAAGATGGCGAAACCCGCACTTTCTTCCAGAGTAATTGGCGCATTCAGCATGAAAGATCTTTCGGGTGGTCTGATTACCGTAGTTAGCACTGAGCAAGGGATTTTTTCGCTCGACGGCGCGGAATGGGCGCAAAAATACTCGGAGGGGGCATTGTCTTCAAACCGGGAGTTTGTGAGCTACGGAGACGCTATCTATGCGCTGTATGGGACGATTTTGCTGAAAGCGGAAGTTTCTGGAGCTGTACATGATTTTTCTGCCGTCAAAGATGCTCCGGCTGCAGCCAGGCTCGGAATTATCAAGGATTTTCTTGTGCTCGGCAATCTGTCGGGTCAGGGAAACGCAATCCGGTGGTCAGGCATTGACGATCCCGATGCATGGCCTGCGCCGGGGAGCAATGACGCTCAGTACAAGCAATCGGACATCCAAATTTTTCCGGTAGGCGGGAATGTACAGGCCATTGTAGGCGGCGTTGGCGGTGTAGACGGGTTGATTTTCATGGAAGAAGCTGTTCATCGGGCTACGTTTGTAGGCCCTCCCTATGTCTTCCAGTTCGATGTCGTGGACAGACGGAGAGGTGCAGTCGCTCCCTATTCTCCTATTACGTGCGAAACGACATGCATTTATCTGGCTTCTGATGGCTGGTATGCTACAGACGGCGCAAGTGTGAGAGCTATAGGTGCCGAACGCATCGACCAGTGGTTCTTTGATAATTGCGATATAAGCAGAATCGAAGAAGTACGGGGCGTGTGGGACGCACAAAATAGAGTCGCGTTCTGGTCTTTCCCAAACAATACCTGCTCGCAATATCTGCATAACATGCTTTTGATATATAACTATGTCATAGATAAATGGTCATATGCAAAAGTGAATACTGAATTCCTTTTTGAGGATTACGCGCGCGGGATGACACTTGAAGATCTTGACGTATACGGAAGGCTTGAAGATGTGCCGTTCTCTCTGGACTCCCCGGCACTGAAAAATGGAAGCCTCGGTATTTCTGCTTTTGATTCGGGCCATACGCTTTCCCGTTTTTCCGGGGAGGCTCTTGAGGCCGTCATTGATACGGCGGAAGAGGGCGGACAGAGGATGATCTTGCATGGCATCCGTCCTCTCGTCGACCGAGGAGACGCCGAAGCCTCTCCGATCTGGCGCATCATGCAAAGGGACATGCCAAGCTTTGGTGCATATGCCAAACAGTCCAGAGATGGCGTTTGCTATCAGCATCTTTCAACAAATTATCTCCGGGCCCGGGTTCGCGTACCTGCTGGGGAACACTGGCTGAATGCCGTGGGCTGTGAAGTCCTTATGGAACCGGAAGGGGGTATGTAATGGGGTTCTGTACGGTCACGGGAGAGGCAACACCTCGGCATATCCTTGAAATTTCTCAGGCGGCGAACGAGGCTTTGCGGGGCGAGACATACACGATTGGCACGGTAGAAGTTGCTGAGGGGGTGGACTCCGTCATTGTCCGAGATGCCCGCTGTGGGGCGGGTAAGCTGGCGTCCCTTGTTCCTCTCGACGCCAAGGCTTCCGCTGTGTCGTGGTGGCTCTCATCCATGCTCAACGGTGAAATGACATTCACTTTTTCCTCCGCTCCGGGGGCTTGCCGTTTTGGGTGGGCGCTTCTCGGCGCGGGAGGGCAAATCAAACAAGGATAACTCTATGTATCAGCGCAGTATCGGACCTCAGTTTCAGTTTGGTTCTCCTATGGCTCAAGTATCACCTTCCCAAGGGGCAGGAGCGGCTATCCCCAACTCGTCCCCTATGCCGATGCAGGACAGTGGCGCCATGGATTTTACACAGATAGGCGGCTTGCTTGGGATGCTCAAAAACATGCAAGGGAATCCTGCCGGGCAGAGTGATTTCAGCTTTGATGCAAACAAGGCCATATCTGCACTGCCCAATCTGGAGAACGGGGTTCAATTCGGCGGGATTCCTGCGGGGCAATCTCCTAACAACCTTGGAGGAATGTCGTTTATGAACGGACCGCAGGGAAGCGGGATGGCGGACTATTTTAAAAACCTTCTTGGGGGCGCATGATGGGTGAATTTTCCCGCGTCTACAAGACGGAGCTTTCCGATGTGCAATTAGGATCGGTCTGGGAACGGTTCGTAGAATGTGACCGCGATCAGCATATTTTCTACAACAAGCCGCCGATGGACGGGAAAGATTTTGCCCGATTCTGCCGGGACGAAGACGTGCACCTGTGGGTGATCCTGTTCCGGGATGAGATTGTGGGGGTTTTCTGGCTTACTGGGCATGAAGGAAAGACGGCGTACTGCCATTTTGGCCAGCTTCCGACGAAGGCAAAACGCACTGCAGAAAGGATTCCCGTACAGCTTGGATTTGGGAAATATTGCCTTGGGACGGCGCTATGGGCGCATGACGGGCAGGACTTTTTACTTGATCGTCTTCTCGGGCTGACTCCACTTTGCAACCGTTCGGCGGTGCGTCTTATCGATAGGCTTGGGGCTCAACCTGCTGGCATTATCCCGGGCGCGTGTTTTTTCAATGAATCCGGAAAAAATGAAGATGGAATAGCAACATATTACACTCGCGAAACCGTACCTATGGAATGGTGCAAGGTGTAGGAGAAAGATATGGGCGGAGGAAAAGGCAATAGCGGTTCCACCACGACAGTGCAAAAAGCTGATCCGTGGGAAGGACAACAGCCATATCTGGCTGGTGATTCAAGAGGAGAAACCCCCATATTCGGGGTATTTCCTGAAGCAAACTATTTATACACAACAGGTCAGCTTGCACCTGAATACTATCCGGGGCAGACGGTTGCCGATCAATCTCCTTGGACGCAACAGGCGCTCCAGATGCAGGCGAACCGTGCCTTGAACGGCTCAGGCGTCATCAACTCGGCTACGAATGCGATTCAGGGCATCATGGGCGGTTCCGGGATTTCTGGAAACCAAGGGTTGCAGACGCTTAACCAGATGGCTTCGTCATCGGATTCGAACCCGTATCTTGATGCGATGTATAGCCGGGCGAACAACCAAGTTCAATCAGGGCTCAACGCGAACTTTTCCAGAGCAGGGCGGTATGGGTCCGGAGCGCATGAGGCCGCATCCGCCGACGCCGCGAACAACCTTGCGACACAACTTTATGGTGGAGCATACGACTCTGATCAGAACCGCCGCCTTTCTGCTGCGCAGGGAGCAGGCCAACTCTACAATCAGGGTATTGGACAACAGATTCTTGGGTCCAATGTCGCGCAACAGCTAGGGAACCAAGCCTATACTGACGCTTCGGCCTTGTCTCAGGCTGGCGGAATCATGGACGACTACAACCAGCAAAAGATCAATGCGGATATTGATCGGTACAACTACAACGCCCAACGCCCATTGAGTGCATTGAGCGCTTACAACCAGCTGATTCAGGGGAACTACGGCGGCACCAGTACCAGCACCGGGAAGCAATCCGGAGGGAGCAACACGCTAGGAAGTGTTCTTGGTAGTGGGCTAACTGGATATGGTATTGGTGCCGGATTATCTGGTTTAGCGGGCGCGGCTGCTTTGACAAGTCCATGGGCTTTGGGGGGAGCCGCTCTTGGCGGCCTTCTCGGTCTTTTGTGAGGTGACGTATGGCATTTTTCGGAAGCGGCTATTTCGGTCAGGGGTTCACTCCGGCGGACATCCTTTTTGCACAGCAGAACCAGCAACAGCCGACAGCGGGGAGCTTTCAGGCGCCACAGCAACCTACAGGATCGTTTTTCGGAAGCAATCCGAATTTGGCACAAACTGGCGGACTTCTCAGCCTATTGGGGACTGATGGACAGCAAGAGAAACAGGGGCAGTCACAACAGGGCGTGACCCCTTCCACGACTTCAGCCTTGGCTCCGGGATCGTTCTTTGGCGGCAAGCGTGAGCCCTCTTTTGAAGAACAGGAGCGGGAATACTCCTCCATCCGGGATCAGGTCATGAAAGACCCCGGAAGCGCTGCGCTTCTCACTGGTCTGTCCATCCTGAACGCGAACAGACCCAGAAACGGACGCACCCCGGGCCTTGGGGAGTTGGTCGGGGCAGGGGGCCTTGGGATGATTCAGGGGCTCGGGCAGATGCAGCAGGCGCAGGACGCGCGGCGTAAGCAGCAGATGGACATGGAGATGAAACGGGCTGAACTGGCAAGCAAGCTAGGCCCTAAATATGAAAAAGTCGGAAACCGCCTGCTTAGGACAAAACCTGATGGAACCGTTGATGTAGCATATGAGGGAGAGCCTGAGCTTAGTGGAGATGCTGCAAATCTTGCGATCATCCTTGGAAGGAATCCTTCCGTTCAAGAGCTGATGGACTACAGGAAGAAAGGAGCATCTTCTGTCAATGTCAATACAGGACTTCCTTTTGATCAGGCCACAAAAGCCGCAGGTGTACTGCAAGCCCAACAACAGCTTGAAAACGTTGTGAGTGGTCTTTTTGATGAAAATGGAAATTTCAAGCGTTCTACTGCGTTGGCGTCAATGATTCCAGGTACTGATGCCGCACAATACGATAAACAGGCTACTCAAGCCCTTGAAGCTTGGCTCCGAGCAATGACTGGCGCAGCTATCACAAAAGAAGAGCTGAATAGCTATCGCGATATGTACATGCCAAGGCCGTGGGACAGTGAAGAAGTGGCCAAAGACAAGATAACTCGACTGAATGCTTTGTTTTCAAGCAGTTTGGATATGATGGGGAGCAAGCTTCCTTCGTCAGCCCGCAAGCCTGATATTCAAGTGGAATTTCCTAATGCTAAACCTGCGTTGAATGGAAACGTGTCTGTCCGAGGGGCTGTAGGAGGTAAGCGTGAAAAAACTCCTGCTGTCCCTGAACTTCCCCCCGGATTTGTGCTTAATAACTAGGCGGTACTGCAATGAGAACGGCATATAATCCTCAGACAAAAGAAGTCCTCGGGCTGAAAGATGGACAGTGGACAAAGTTACAAACGGCTAGCAACGACAAGGGTGATATGCTCTATCTTGGGGATTCCGGATGGGAACCCCTGAACCTTGGTTCAGACTCTACGCCGGATCAGCCGCAACAGCCGACGCCGCAAGCGCAACTCAAAGGGGAAACCCCGTTTGATTCATGGTTTGATCTCTACCGAAACGAATCCCCAGAAACTCCTGATACGGAACAAGGAGGAAACCGCGGGCTCAGTCTAGGCATGAGAAATATCCTTGAAGGGATTGGAAGCGTTGCCGGAACCATCGCCAATCCCTTCGCCAATACCATAAACTGGATGCTTGGAGGCGACCCGAATTATTTTAAGAATCCCGGCGCTGCCGCATCGGACATTGTCGACCTCGCAACTCCGCAGACGGATGATGAAAAACTTCGGAGCAGAATTATTGAAGGGACATCCGGTGCCGTCGTGCCTATCGGGGGTGGTGTAGCAGCCGCTTCCAAGGCTGTTTCTCCTGTTGCGCGTTCCGTTGGGCGCATGGTTGCCGAGGCGCCAGTTTCTCAGATTCTCGGTGGAGGGATTGGAAATGCTGCCGCAGAAACCGCCCGGCAATCTGGGGCTGATGAGGGGACACAGATTGGCGCGGGTATTCTTGGCGCGTCTGTAGCCCCGTTTGGCGTGGCTACAGCAGTAAGCGCCGGAAACCGCTTGGGCCGTCTTGTCAACCCAGAAAAGCTACAGGCGTTTAGAAATCTCGGGTATGAAGCGCCTTCACTTGGGGCCGTTTCCGATTCCGGGGTGGTACAAAATCTCGAGTCCGGATTGTCTCAGGCTCTCCCCACTGCTGGCATCATGAAGAGGGCACGGGAACGGGGGCAACAGATTCTTGATTCCGCCGTAGACCAGACCGCAGACGATATTGCGGGGGGCGGTTATGTTCCGCAAAACCGTGAACAGCTTGGCATGTTCACCCGTGAAGCTACGGAAGGAAGCCGCAAGGCTTTTACAGAAAAAGCGTCACGGCTTGAGGACGAAGTTTACTCCCCCTTTACGCGCAACAAAACAAAACTCCCCAACACATTCGAGCGCATCGAACAGCTTACCGACACCGGATCGCCGACTGCCGACTTTGAGGCGCGTGATCGTCTTTATCGCCAGCTTGGGGGCATCGGTACGGATGCAAGGGATTTCGGAGGTACGACCGTTGCGGCAGCACGTCAGTATCGGCGTGCCCTTGGGGAAAGGATGGGGGCACAGCCCACGGCGAATACATCCGACGCCACACGCGGGGAAATGAAAAACCTTTATGGGGCAGTTTCGGAAGACATTCGGAATGCGATACCTGAAAATCAGCGCGAGAATGTAGATGCCTATACGCGATGGTATGCGAACCAGAAAAAACTACGTGAAGATATTGATAAAAGTTTTTTTAAGAGTGGAAACGACAGTGCAACCGCCAATGCCCTTTTAACCGCGGATGCGGGGAAGCTTGCCGAACTGGAGCGCATACTCGGCCCCGAAAGCATCCGCTCCATCCGGGCTGGAATACTGCGCGAAGCGGTAAAAAACAGTGCCGGAGATTTTACCCCGGCATCAATCATCAAAGGAGCAACCGGGGGCAACAAGCTGCAAGAGGTTCGCAGCAGAATGACGCCGCAAACGCGCAATTTGATAAAGGCCGCGAAAGCGTTGCAGGAATCAAGGGCTTTTGCGAACACGTCAAATACGGCAGGCGCCCTTTCAACGATCCAAAATCTTGGATGGGGAATCGGAGCTCTTGCCAACCTTCCAGCTGCTGCGGCTTCTGCCGGGAGCATTTATGGACTTGGTCGCCTCTTGACCTCTCCGGGAACCCTACGCCGTTTGAATACTTGGAGGATTTCCCCCACGAATACATGGGGAGCTCTTGTCCCCGCAGCGGGAACGCAGGTCACGCAACAGCCGCCCCTTTCCCTTCTCGACCTCATTTCCCAGATGCAGGAGTAACTATGGACCCTCGTGATTTCAGAAACCGATACAACACGGCGTTGTCTCCGCGAGATGAAGCCATGTTTCAGGCGTGGGCAACGGACGAAAGCAAGCGTCAGGGACGAAACATCCTTAACGATCTCTATGATTATGACTTGCGGGGGCTCTGGAATGCCGGGGGAGGATTCGGCGGCGAGAATGGACATGCTGGAGATACCTACAAGAAGCCGAACCATCCCACTTTTTCTGATCAGAGCCAGTACAACGGCGTTGACGGCTATGTCGGAGGCGTATGGGAAGAGACCCCGAGGGGTATGACGTACACCGCCGCAGGCAGCAACATGTACTCGCCTCAGGAACTGCAGCGGTATTTTGACAGGGCCGAACCGGGCGTGCGGCTCACGAATTCACCGCGCGGACTTTTGGATTTGCTGGCTTTGATGCAGGAGTAACACATGCGCCGACAAGGATTGCTCGGTATGCTCCGGGCCATTGGAAGAGACGAGGAACCGCAGATCAAGCGGTTCATGCCGATTTCCGGGGGGCTCGGGGCCGGGTATGCCAACATTGATGAAGCTAAGGCCGCGCCGTGGAACCAGCCCGGGATGTCCGGATTGCTCCGGGACATCGACGACAAGCCGCTTGAGCAACCTGTGTACAGCCCCATTGATCTCGCGGTTGCTCCGGTGGGGGCTGCCGGGCTCGGCGCAAAGGCGCTGGCAATGACTGCGGACCCCATAATCAGCATCGGGACGGACTACGCGGCGGACGGGGCGGCAAAGGCGTGGGACGCCATGCGGCAGACTCCGGAAGGGCGCAAAAAGGCGGAAGGCCTTCTTGGAATGTTCGCTTCCGGGAACTACTGAGCTCTTTGACAAGAGAATAGGGAACGGATAGAAAACCTGCCGTGGGGCACGCCTCCCGAAAGGAGGCAACCCCAGAAGCAATTCCTCCGGGACGTCGCGGCGCTTGCGCTTGCTGACGTCATAGCGGCTGTTGTGGTTCACTTGCTGAACCTCTAAAAGCAGTTGCCCCGTAGGAATTGCAGTTCCTACGGGGCGCTAAAACTGGATTCTCGAAATCCGGGGGACGTGCCCCACGGGCGGTGGGTGTTGGTCGCACTCGCCGCCCTTCCTTTTTCAATAGCCATTCATTCGGGATTGGTCAAGTTTATACCAGCCCTTTCAGCGCCTCTACGATGATTCCGGCCATGAATGCCGCCAACAGCGGGCCGCCAGTTTGCAGGAGCGTGCGGATCATGAGCGCATCCCCTTCTCGATCTGGCTCATGATGCCCAGAAGGTGCCAGCCGGGATTGAAGCCCTCATAGAGTCCGGGCCTGCGCATTGAAAACCCCTCGCACAGCATTGAGAAAAGGCATTGGTGGATGGTCGAATGCAGCCCGGGCCCCTCACCGCCCGCAGTGAACGGAATCCGATACTTTCTGAGCATGGTGTGCATGACGTTGAACGTCACCTCTACAAGCCTCTCCTTGAGGTGTTCAAGGTCATTCCGCTTCCCGGCGTACAGATCGTCAATCTCCCGCATGAGCCTGCGGCATTCATCGACTGAGCAAGGGAACGGGTCGGCGGGCAGGGCAGGGCGGTTCTTCCGGGCAAGCTCCTCCTCCATCGCGTTGAACGCCTCAATGTACGCCAGCTTGATCGCGAGGGCCTTCTTGCCCGTATAGCCCATGACCAGCAACATGAAGCCGTCGCGGTAAATGATGTACATGGGGCGGTTCTTGGCTTGTTCGTCGAGGTAAGAGGCCAACTCAAAATTGAGTCGGCTAAATTTTTCCGGTGAGTTAGATACTATTTGGGCAATATCTCGAACTACATTCCCGTGCCGTTTTTCAAAAAACTTTGACACATCAAGGGAGGTGACGGCGGGGCGTCCGTTGTGAATAGATACGGAAGGGACAGGATCGGAAAGGAGAAGGGCCTGTGACATATAAACCTCGATGATTTTTCTATTGGCCTTTTCAAAAATAGAAAAGGCCGGGAGCTAGAAACCGTCATCGAACGGCGGGCATATTCCCCCGAAGGGTATTTTATTAGCCCACTCCCGGCCTGAATAGCCGATAGATACACCACTTCCAAGGTTTTCTATAGACCTTGACAGGGCATAAAAATAGCCACTCTCACGGGTTGGCGTCCGTCGATGAGGAGTTTCTAGGCTCCGTGAGGAAACCAAAGCATGAAAGCGGCTATGTTGTCAAGATAGGACTACAGGTTATCTGTTTTCTTTTTGATATGTTATTCCATTTGGTTGTATTTTTATTCCAATGAATTTTAGCTCTTCAGGAGTATACTCTGGTATCCTTATTTTTATTGATTTTGCTTTTCCTGATTTAATGTCATCCAATTTTTCAGTTTTTTCTTTCCTTGAATCAAGATAAACCTTATTTTTTTCTAAATCATTCCAGTTTGGAAATTCTTTTGCATATTCTACAGTTATTGTATTATCAACCATAGTTGCTGAATAAAGGTTAACAAATTCTATTGTTACTTCTGATCCTGTAGAGTATTTTCTAATATTCTCACAGGATACAGTAAATAATCCTCCACGACAAGAAATGATAGAAAATTTGCTTTCACTAGGATTCAATAAAGCTTGTTCTGGTAACTTAAAATCTAGTGTTTTAATACTTCTATCATAATAGTTATTCATAATTTTTTGCAACTCAAGAAAATCTTTTATACTTTTAATTTCTACTTTTAATGATTCAACTTCTTTTTTCAATAATTCATTTTCTTTTTTGAGTTGTTCAACTTCTGTTCCAATTTCTCCAGCCTTATTTATATTGTCTAGTAGCTCAAAGGCAAAAACATTTCCACACATGCATATGCAAACAGCAAAAGTAATAAGTACTTTTTTCATGTTATTTGCTCACTTTCCGATATACTTTTTCCGGTTCTGAGGTAACAGGATGGTAAGCTGTTTCTTTAAATCCATCCTGTACCTTTGCAGAGTTTGAAACACGCTCTGCATATCTTTCCATTGCTTCTTTGGTAGCTTTTCCTATTGCTTCGGAAAGTACTTGTGCACCATTCCCACAGGCTCCCCCCGCTTCGCCTTCAGCTGTCTTTGTGGCACTTGCGATACTGTTTATCAAAATTTTGTTGTTAACGTCACGGACAACAAAGTCGAATGCGATATCTACATCGGCTCTTGAAGAAGCAGACCAAAATCCTGGGATAAAAGCTATTCTTGGTTCAAAAGAAGTAAGTCTAACGAGGATGTATCCCTTTGCACCTTTTTCTATCATTTCATCATGTGTGGGAATAGATTCTTGTTCTATGACGTGTTCAAACATAGCTTCAGTTGTTAGCCTGATTGAAGAGTCAAATGCACTATTTGTACCTATAGAAAATTTATGGGCACCACATTGATAAGATGAAGGTTTTACATCTTTAACAATAGTAGAAGCACTTTCATCTATAATCAATATAATAGTAGCTGGTATTTTACCATCATAAGAAGAATAAATATTTGTTGCTTGTGATGATGGTATTGCTGTTTTATAGGAACATCCAGCCATAGTAAAAGTAAGCATACCCAACAAAAGAAGCAAAATCCGTTTCATCATTTCCCCTCCCTCTCCATACGGAGAATGTCTTTCCCCAGCCGTTACCAGAAAACCCATATGGACTCAATCAAAAAGGAGGTATCCATGCCCGACTCGATCACGCGTTCCCCGATGGCCCCGATTTCCCCGAAAGAAGCCTCAGCATACACCGGATACTCCGAGCGCACGCTTGCAAGCTGGCGCAGGGGCCGCAAAGAATGGAATCCGGACAGCAAGGGTCCGCGCTACGCCGCCATGAATGGGAGGATCTGGTACCGCCGGGATTGGCTGGACAACTGGCTCGAATCCGTCTGGGCTCCCCACAACAACTCGGAAAAGATGCAGTAAGCTACATTGTGCGACATCGATGATGTCCATGCTTGCGCTTTGTTGCTATCGTAGCGCAAAAAAGAGGGTTTTATATGGGTGTAGAAGACTATTCGAATGTTCCAGACGAAAATGTAGCTGTGAACGGGATCAATATAGCTGAAGGTATGCCCCCCGGTCTTGTAAATAACGCGATTCGTCAGATCATGGCGGATTTAAAAAACTTTTACACGTATTCTGTACGAACAAACAGAAAGCTAACCACAATAGCACCTCTATTTGGCGGCGGGGACCTATCCGAAGACCGGGCTTTTTCAATAGCTAAGGCGACACTTGCTGAAATGGGGGCTATCCAGCTTGCATCGCAGCAAGAGGCAAAAGATGGAGTTGACGAGTTTAAAGCTATCACACCGCTGACATTGAAAGCGTCTTTCACGCAATCTATGGTCATTGGTCAGTCTGGATGGCAACGGCTACCTAGCGGATTGATCTTCCAATGGGGAAAAGTAGCATGTGCAGAACGTGCAAACACCAATGTGATCTTCCCTGTTTCTTTTCCGACAGGATGCGTACATATTGTTGGGATTGGCAATACATCAGCTGGTAATACGCAAGCATATGTAACAGTAAATACATATGATAAAGCAGGGGCTATCTTTAATTGTTTTACTGCGGTTTCTGGTCAAGTTCCCGTCTTAGCAGCGAAGGATACAGTACAAGTATGGTATTTTGCTCTTGGTTTTTAAAAATATAGGGTAATTTATGTATTACTATTATAGAAAAAGGTTTTTGCACGATTCACTTGAAACTATTCCTGAAGGGGCTATACCTCTGACCGATAAAGAGCATAGCGAACTTTTTGCTGCTTTTGAACAAGGCTATGAACTTTCTGAAGATGCATCTGGAAGGCCAATAGCTGTTCCACAACATACGCATTCTCCTGATCTGCTTCGTATTGATGAAATAAAGAATAGGCTGTCAGCGATTGATGCAAAATCTACGCGGGCGGTTCGCGCAATTCTTTCAGGTACAGCTACAGATGCGGATCGTTCATATCTGGGTACACTTGAAGCTCAGGCACAAGCACTACGGGTGGAACTTAAGCAGATTGAAAAATAGAAAGGAGGAGTGTGGTGCACTCCTCCAGAGACGACACGGCACGTTAAAAGCCTCTCCGTGTCTGGTGTGAGTAATGTCATGACCAGACAACGGAGGGTATGATTATCATGTGCGGACATGACCGTATGACGCCAAAAGAGGCCGCGTCTTACCTTGGTTTCTCAACGTCAACGCTCGAAAAATGGCGCAGGGGCCGCAAAGTGTGGGACGAATCGAACCGGGGCCACGCTACGCTAGTTTGAACGGGAGGATCTGGTACCGGAAAGACTGGCTCGACGAGTGGCAGGATTCCGTTTTCGGCCTTCACTCACAACGCCTCACCGTTCCACAATGAACCTCACCGTGTCGCATCGTTCCGCATCTATCCCACTTACACATAATCATTTCATACCATCACATTCATACTGACCTCCAAGAAACCCGGCATCCCGCCGGGGAAAATTTTGGAGGTCTTTTTATGGCTGAATTTGCTAGCAAGGGAGTGGCTGGTTCCGGGCTCGGTCTTGGTATTGCCGGTACCGCGCTTGGCCTTCTGAACGGCGGTGGTCTGGGTGGTCTTTTTGGCGGGCTCGGTGGCGGGAATGCCTCCATGCTTGCCGGAGGTACCGCTCTTGGTGTTCTGGCCGAAAAGGACGCGGAAATTGCGCGCCTCAAGGCGGAGAACTACAGCGACAAGGTTGCCAAGGAAGTTTATTCCCAGAGCCTCATCGACAACAACAGCCTGCGCACGGAAATGTTCGCATTCATCAAGCCGCTGTCCGATGAAGCCGCCGCCAATCAGGTGAACATCGCCCGTATCGAAGAACAGATTAAGTGCATGGGCAAGACCAGCGAACTGCGCGAACAGATCGTTCTCGGCAAGGTCAACGAAGTCGCCATGTCTGCCAACAACGGCCTCACCGCGCTCTCCGGTGCCGTAGCGTGTCTCCAGCAGACCGTGAGCGGCCTGACGAAGACGATCATCCCGGCTTCTTCCGTCTGCCCTCAGCCCATGCCCGCTCAGAATGCGTGGGTGGCTCCGAACAACTGCGGGTGCTCCTGCAACAACGGCTAGGAGGTGCACCATGTGCTGTGTGCCTACTATCAACGTGACGGGCGTTACGGTCAATACCACCACGAACGTGGCGACGTTGGCCCTTGACGCTCCACTTCCGGACCGTGGCGCGTTCCGGCTGCGCTTCTGCAACTGCTCCGGGGCACAGCTCGATCCGTTTTGCGTCACGCCGTGCACGAATCCACAGGCAAAGGTCCAGTTCTCGTATACGCCTACGGGAGGAACTGCGACAACTTACAGCACGGTTTACAACTGCCCGTGCTGTTGCGGGGCTATCCCCAGTTTCGTGTATCTCTCTCAGGTCGTAAAACAGGCTGCCCGCTGCTGTGGCATCCTTAACGGCAAAAGCTCGTTTGCCTCGTCCGGAGCTGTCTTCCTGACTGACTGTCTCCCGTGTGCGAACGTGAGCTACGCGACGACAACCACGCCTTCGGCGTAATCAAAGAGGTCAATCATGCCGAAACTTGATCCGAATCACGTTGGAACTATCCTTGCAGCCTACCTTGATCAGGAAGTCATTCCCAAGGCTACCGGGCTGCAAAAAGTCGGGGCTATCATGGTTGGAACCATCGCGGCTCAAAAATCTGGGCAGATGGTCAAACAGTACACGCCCGCGTTGAAATTCGCTGATGTGATTGATGAGGCAGGCATGATTGACCTCAATAAAGCCTATGCCTTGGCGAAAGACGCTTTTCAGAAGTCTGGGAAGGTGCCCGTCATGGGGCTTCTTCTCGACGATGGAGACGTTGAAATCATTCATGAAATCGCAAAAAGATACGCCCAGTGAGGTCTATCATGGAATATAAGGAATGGCGGCAGAACGCCGCTGAGGAAACGGAAGAGCGCGTGCTCAAGACCATCGACAAGATTCTCGATGACAACGAGGGCTCGTCCCGGCTGCACGCTCAAGAGCTTGATGATCTTCTGGACTGCTGGAAGATCATGTGCCACATGCACCCGAACATGCCGATGAGCAACAAGTAGCTTTCGGCATCCTCCTGACACAAAAAATCCCCCTCCCGGCGCGAACCGAGGAGGGGGATTTTCGCATTCACACAGCATACCGATGCTCACTTTTTTGAGGCGTTGGGAAGACGCTTTTTGCCGTCTGCACCAAGCTGTTTGGTGCAGGATGTTCGTTACATATTAAAATGATTAGATAGTATCGCTTCCTTAAAAGAAGCAAG